TCAAATCGACCGGGATACAACATGAACCTTGGTAATGATGTCCCGCAATCTATCATCGCCAACCATGTATTCCAGCGCCTCATCCGCCGTCTCACATACTTTCTCAGTTTCTGGTTTATTTGCTGCGTAGATTGTTATTTTCCCATCGGTACCATATCTGATGATATTAAACACAGCCCCATTCCACTCAAATTCAATCTCAGCACCCCAGTTGATGCTGCGCTTAAATTCACTGATGGTTTCAAAATTCATACTGCCATATGGAACAATTATTTCCTTCATGCAAAACACCTCGCTGAAGTTCTTAAATTCTGGTGCACCATTCGGATAATTGATCGGCGGACCTGGAACCGGATGTTCATCTGGATTATCCCAGCTAATTCTGTGGTCATGTGGGTTCGTATGCTTATCTCCACGGTTGTGATTTGTCTCATGCCGTTCCATTTCCGCCCGCCCATCAGGCCCCATTTTTGTCTTGTAAACATCACCGTTATTCATTATCGTTCTTTTGATTTCTCCGGGATTTCCCAGATAGCGCTGGTCTTGCGGCTTATTGGGATTTGGTCTCCATTTTCCACCATAAGCGCTTCCGCCGCCTTTACCGATCATGTATGCGTCCATTGTATCACAAAACGTGTGATTTGCGCCACCAATTTTATAGCAGTCCAAATCTTCATGGGGCATTGCCTTCTGGTCATAGTCCATGTACCGCCAGGAACTGCGTTCATAATCCACATTGAGGTTCACCAAGCCGAGAAAATCAACGGCGAATGGGTCCAGAAATTGACCATCTACTACAACTGTGTCGGTGCCCTGTTTATCCCGGATACCCCGTCCATGCCCGTGCCTGATGTAACCGTCAACACCCGCGGAGGTGTCTATGTCAGTTACGAACCGGCGCAAAATGGGCAATAAAAATGACGAGTGTTCTCAAAGGATCAAATCCTATAAGAACACTCGTCATGGTACCCCTGACCCGCCCAAATACGAACCCGGGAGGGCGCCGACGAAATCAGACGTAGCCGCATTTTGCACCGCTGAGAACGGCACCAAAGCCGCTCCGGCGCTGTCTACGTTGAATATAATTTTCATATAATCGTCGTAAACAAATACGGAATGAACCAGCGCTCCAAAAACATCTTTGCGGAACTCTGGGCTTTTTCTGTCCCCGTGGCGGAAACCGTCAAGCCAGCAGGCCACCGCTTCCGCTTTGACCTCCAAGGACGCCTGCACTGTGGCGCGGTCGATCTGCTGCCGGAGGGCTGCACGGTCTGCCTCTGCATCCATAAGCATTTGCTTTGTGGTCTCCGTTATAATGCCCTGTGCTATGGCATTGCCTATATTCTTCAGCTGCTTCTCCACTTCGGTCAACTGCACCCGAAGACTGGCGACCAATGCCTTGTTGCCGCTGTTTTCCGAGCAGCGTCTTTCTACCTCCGCAGAAATATAGGATATGTTATCGTCCGTCAGCACGTCAAGGGCGGATTGCAGCACGGCCTCTTCGATCAAATCCAGCCGGACATTTTTCTTGTCGCACTTTTTGGCGCGGCGGTTGTTGCAAATATAATAGTAATGGCGGACGCCGCTTTTCCCGGTGCCGGCCGTTCCGGTCATGGGGCTGCCGCATTTGCCGCAGAACAGCTTCCCGCTGAGAAGGTACGGTACTTCTGCCTTATAGGCACCGGGGCGGTGGCGGTTGGCGTCAATCTTTCTTTGTACCCGGAAAAACAGGTCATCCTCTATGATTCGGGGAACGCCACCGGCAATGCTGACAGTGCCGTCATATTCATAGATTCCGATATATTTCTTGTTCCGCAGGATCGTGGTAAAGCTGCTCTTGTTGAAAGAATTCCCTTTTGCGGTTTTGTGGCCTTCCTTGTTAAAGTGGTCGGCCAACTCCCCCATTGACTTACCGCTGTCATACCATTCAAAGCAGCGTTTTACCAGCTCAGCACCAACGGGGTCAATTTGCCAGCGCTTGTTCGGGCCGGGGCGGTAGCCCAGAGGGGCGCCGCCGGTGATCTGGCAGTGCTGGGCAGCTTTGTTCATGCCGCGGGTAACGTCTTCGGACAGTTTGGCGCTGAAATATTCGGCCACGGTTTCGATCATGCCCTGAGTGATGACCCCCGCGCTGCCGTCAGGTATGAACTCTGTCACACTGATAAGGTGAACCCCGGCCGCTTCCAGCTGCTTGCGGTAAAGGGCGCTTTCGGCACGGTCACGGAAAAACCGGTCATAGCGCCAGACCAGCACACAATCCACCACGCCGGTGCAGGCGTCGCGGATAAGCCGCCGGAAGTCCGCCCGGTTCTCAGTCCTTGCACTGCGGGCGCGGTCTACGTACTCCCCTACCACGGTAATATTATGTTTTTCGGCGTACTCCCTGCAAATATCAATTTGCGCCTCTATGCTTAATTCCTGCTGCTTATGGCTGGAAAAGCGGCCATAGATAAACGCCCGCACTGCATTTCACCCCTTTGCCCCCGCTGTGGCGGGAAATTACAATTATAGGCCGTTCTGGGTTACACCGTATTCGGCCTGCTCAGTTGTAAAGCCTTCATATTTCAGCTGACTAATCAGCCCGGAACGAGAGAAAGAAGAATAGTCCAAATATTCCTTTGCTTTCTTTACTGCCTGTTCGTTCCAGTCTGCACCACAGTTATCTGCTGCGCGAGTGGCTTCCTCAGTCGTAAAGCCCTCATATTCCAGCTGCCCGATCAGCCCAGTGTAGGAAAAAGCGGAATAATTCAGATAGTCAGCAGCTTTCTTCTCTGCCTGCTCAAACCAGTCAGCGCCGCAGTTGTCTACCGCGTAGGTGGCTTCCTCAGTTGTAAAGCCCTCATATTCCAGCTGTCCAATCAGACCGGTATAAGAAAAAGCAGTATAGTTTAGATAGTCGTGAGCTTTTCTCAGTGCGTTCTTTTCCCCGACCGATGCGGTATCTGTAACGGCTTGTGTTTCGACAGCTTGCGTATTTGCCACCGTTTCTTCGGCCACCGTTGCGACCGTCACTTCGGTGGTTGTATCCACGGCTGCCGTCTCCGTGGCGGGGGTAGTTTCTGCGGGAGTGCTGACCAGTTTTGTGCAGCCACCAAACAGAATAACGACCGCAATCAGCCAGAACCACCACCGTTTATAAAAAGGCTTTTGGGCCTTTTTCGCATTGCTGGCCGGTTGCCCACCATCAACAGGCGTACCGCAGTGAGGACAGAATTTGCCGGAGTTGTCGATTTCCTGACCACATTTCTTACATTTCATAAAATGACCCCTTTTCTTTTTGCATATCTAAACCCGTCCATGTGGCGGGTTATTTTTTTACGCCGGGGAACTGGATGATTTTGCATTCTCTGTAGGAACGGCCTGATACTCAAAGTCTAGCGCGTTCAGAATTCGCGCACGAGCCATGCTGTCAAGGGCATGAAATTTGCGAAGCAAATCCAAATCGGCAGCCGGAAGGCCGACCGCTTTGGTAGCACAAGCATTCCGACCAAGAAGAACATCCACGGTAACACCGAAAAAGTCGGCCAACTTGCACAACATTGCAAAATTGGGTTCACGCTTTCCACTTTCCCACATTCCGACGGTCGCTTGAGATACACCCATTTTCTCAGCAAGCTTATATTGAGACAATCCAGCCGTCTCACGCTGTTTTTTCAATTCAACTCTAAACACAGAACCACCCCTTTTCCATATGATAATAACAAAGAGTTATAAAAGCAAGGGTTTTTAGAAAATTATCACATTTAGTGTTGACAATCACGCTTAGTGATGCTATAGTAATCACACATAGTGATTGATAAGGAGGCGATTGAAAAAATGACGGCAATCAGAGAGTACAGAATCAAAAAGGGCATTTCCCAAGCCCAGCTTGCAAAGCTCATGGAGACCACACAGGCCGCTGTAGCCATGTGGGAAACCGGCGCCCGTATGCCTAGGGCGGACAAGCTGCCAAAACTGGCGGAAGTTTTAGGCTGTAGCGTGGCGGACTTATTTGCAAAACCAGAAACGGCGTAAGGAGGTGCCGCCATGGGGCGGGTAAATAGCGAAGCTGCCGCCCTGCTGGTGGCGGGTATTTGCCGAGGGAAGTTCTGGGCATCCCCAGAGGAAACAGAACGGTGGTTAAAGACCGAAACCGGGCAGCGCATTGCAGCCCTTATCGAGAAGGAACGGAGGAAGCACAAAAATGACAGACCGAGAATTTAACGAGGGATTGCAGCGTCACCTAATGCGGTGTGAGCTGCAATACAGAGCCGAGAACGCACCGAAAGGCAGTGAAGTGGACTGGTTGGCACCGCACTGCGGCACCGTGCAGGAAATTGCGCGTTTCCTGCGGGAGCTTGGATTCAGAATCAAGGAAATATCGGATTGTTCCGACTGTGCGGGGACAAAGTTCCATTGGGTAGTTACGACAAGCGGAATCGTTGTTTACGAAAATGACAATTTGCTCCGCGGCTTTATCGCCATGTCCGCCGGAAATCGGGAGCGCAGGAAAAAGAAGGTGACACGGCCGCATGAATGAATACAAAGTTGGTTTTAGTTATCAGCAGACCAGCGGGGCAAGGCCTACTGTTTTCGATGAAATAAAGGCAGCCACCGCTCAGGAAGCCGTAACCAAGACAAGAGACTGGTATAGCGGTCTCCCGATCAATATTGAATCGGTGCAGATTGACCAAGGCAACGGCTGGGAACCCGTGAAAGACTGGGTATGAGCTGGGATTCTGAAATTTGGGCGCCGTGCCGCCTAGGAGAAGCGTTTACATTGTGGGATTTGGGGTTTGAGCGCACAACGTACCTATACGCAATTAAGGCGGATCGGATGGGACACAAGGGTGACGCTATGAGTGTTGACAGGCCGGAGCAGTTGACAAAAAGGCACCCGTACAATGTCCGCTTAGGAGCAGGCCCGCGCCCATGGTCAAATTGCTGGACGTATGAGCCCAAGATCAAGATAGAACCACCCGCCTGGTGCTGGGATATGCAGGACGACTACATGTTCGGTTTGGAGTTGAAGCCAAAGCGGAATGGTGCCCGGCGGAAAGCCAGACTTGACTACGTGAAGATCCACAACGGCCAACCAGTATATGAAATGGTTATAGAAAGACCTGACGGAAATGAACGGCAGTGTTTTGACAGTATTCCGACACTTGATTCTTACTTTGCGCCGATCTGGCCAGAATCCGTTATTGAATCAGCAAAAACCGTTATTGAACCGTTGAAAACTGTTTGCCCTACTGCCGGGGTCAGGCCGTTCTATTACTTTTGGTTTGAAGAAATGCAGGAGGGTTAACGGTGGCAGACACACGACATGCACCATGTAAGGGCTGCCCGGACAGATACCCGGCGTGTTCCGATCATTGTCAAAAGCCGGAATTTCTGGCTTTCCGTGCAGACCGCGCCCGTATAAGGGAAACCCAGCGCCGGGAATCGGAACTTCTGAGTTACACCTTGGGCGAAATCAGAAAGAACAGACGGGGCAGAAGATAAGCCCCAAAAATAAGGAGGAAATACCATGCAGTACATAGACAACAGAGAAGATCAGGAAGTAATCGACATGGTCAACCGGAATCACCGCTTGAACGTGGAAGTGACCAGAACCGTGGGGTATATCGTCCCCGTTGAGGAAGCCCGGCGCATTGCTGCCCAGCGGGCAGCCGCCAACCAGCAGCAGGGCAGCATCGTGGGCGTGGTGGCTGTCTTTCTAATCACCGCCCTTGCTGTCGTGCTGGGCATTGTCGGACTGGTAGGGTAACGCCATGGGAAAGAGTATTTCGGAAGTTCTCACCGCTCTGACGCTCTGCGGTGCCAATTACCGGGCAGACAGCTGTAAAGCCTGCCCACTTAATGATTCCTGCAAACCGGGTGACAATGCTGCTCTAGTGGACGCTGCCACCGAAGCGATCACCGATCTGGTGGCGTTCAATGCCTTGTGCCTGCAAGAGAAAGCGGGCCTTCTCCAAGTCCTGAAACACGCCAGAGTAACGGTCTACGTGGTGGTCCATCGGAGACGCAGCACCCGCGACGTGTTCACGCTGAAAACCGGGCTTTTCCGTCCCAATGATCTGAAACGTCTGGGCAAGACTGTCTTCCTGAACCGGGGCGACGCTGAAAAAGAGCTAAGGAGGCTGCAAGAGCTATGGTCATAAATGAAAGCGCCCTTCTGCGGGCAATGCGCGAGGACTACAAGGGGCAGGGCTACACCGTGGCCAGACGTGCGGAGATCGAGGCCGACCCGGAAAGCGAAAGCATCCTCCTTCTGAGCGCAAACGACTGGATGGTGGAAATTGGATGGAAGAATGTGTCGGCCAAAATCTTCGGTCTGGTAACGGAACACATGAAGGGGCTGCCAGAAGTGGGGCAGGCTTTCAAAGTCAAGAAAAAGGAAACCAACACCGTTATCTTCGATATGGTGGAGAACTTCCCGAAGCATAACCCCGATGAGCGAATTATCGCCACCCACCGCACCTGGCTTATGTACGAAAGCATGGAGGTTTGGCAGGAGGAACGGAACAACAGCTGTATGCTTGTCCCAAGCGAAACGGCCGGTATGCTTTTGGACCGCGGAAGAATTGTGCAGTGGATCGACAGTGGCCTGCTCATAGAGGGCAGAGCATCCCGTATCTTTGTGAGACATTGCCGATACCGGGCGGACGACCCGCAGCAGGACGCTATCAATTTCTTAAGTGGGAAGCGCTGGTGGTAACGGTGGAAGAGACTGCAAAAGGCTGGGCGGTGCTGCTTTCGATTCGGGCAGTACACGCGACCAACATCTACGCCGGGACAAAAACGGTAGAACTGCGGAAGTCAGTCCCAAGGCATCGTTGCCGGGAAAATTCCGCAAAGTATCCATTCCGGGTCTATTTGTACGAAAGCAAAAGCGCCGGAGGGATGGGATCGATAACAGGGTACTTTGAATGTAGCAGCTACGCAGGCACCCGCGGCATATATCTGGAAGAAATTTCCAGACGTGCACAGGTCAGCATGGAATACCTTACAGACTACGGGAAAGGCGGCTGGGTATACGGCTGGGAGGTCAAGAACCCTTGCCGCTTCCCCGCCCCGCTGCCTATTTCGGATCTGGGGTTCCAGCGCCCACCGCAAAGCTGGTGCTATCTGGACGCCAAGGCTTGCGAAATATTGGAGGTGGCGGCTCATGGATCATCAAAGTCATGAGCCTGCCCGGTTCTGGTACTACTATGATTTTTCCCCGCTGCAACCCGGACGCTACTACTGTGGCGACTGCTTCCAGCTGCTTCCTGCCATTGAAAGCGGAACCGTGGACATGGTCCTGATAGACCCGCCCTATTACATGGGCAAGGACAAAGCATGGGACTGTTTCGAGGGCAGGGCCGATTATATGGCCTTCATGGGTCGGGCATTCATACAAGCCCAGCGCATTCTCAAAGAAAATGGAACGCTGGGCTTTTGGCACAACGACCTACAGAAGATCACGTGGCTTTGTGACTGGCTGGAGCGCAATACAGATATGCGGTTCGCTACATGGGGAATATGGGTCAAGCCCAACCACAGGCGAAAGATATGGGTAAACCCCGGCCAGGGCAACACCCTGCGCAGCTGGTTCAACATCGGCGAATTCTGCGTGTTCTTTGTGAAGGGTACAGCCGGCACCGCATGGAACAAAACAGGGCTTGAGCTGGCCAAGCTGAACACCGAGAACTTCGGTTCACTTCGTGATTACTTCCGCCGCCTGCTGGAATACACAGGTGTCACCAAGCGTCAGATAATTGAAACCGTAGGTCAGTCCGCCGACCATTGCTTCCGTTTTGGTAGTACGCAATGGCTTTTGCCCACCCGCGAAACCTATCTCAAAATTGTGGCGGCGTTCCATTGTGACAGTTGGGAAGGGTACAGAACTTTTGAAAGTCTGGAAGCAGAACGAAATAACGCAATGGCCTGCTATGCCGATCAGATTCAGGAAGCCAATGCCGCCCGGTTCGCCCACAATCTGGATGCGAACCACTGCAACATATGGATCAGTCAGGAGGCACAGTCCGGGCAGAAGCACCACCCTTGTCAGAAGCCTGTAGACATTACAGAGCGGATCATCAGGACACACACAAATCCCGGCGGGCTGGTGGTGGATTTTTTCGCGGGAAGCGGAAGTACCGGGGTGGCCGCGATCCGCGCCGGTCGGTCGTTCATTCTGATAGATAATGACGAACCGCACCGGGCGGAAGGCGCCGCATGGATTGAAAAGGAAAGACAGAAAGCCCTTTGCATTTAACTGCAAAGGGCAAAAAAGAAGCCCGGCCGCGGAAATGACCGGGGTTCCATAAGTGCCAAGGGTCAAACATGCCTGCATTTATATTGTGGGCAAACCCTTCGCAGGTGCTGCCAGAGGGCAGCGTGAAGGGCTTGTATGGGGTGATAAAAACAGAACCGTCCCAGAAACATATAGGAGGGTGCCGCATGAAAACGGTACAGAGGGAAAGGCGGTATGTTTGTGGGCAAACCAAGCAGAACGCCGTATATCAGGAAATAGAGATTTATACAGTAGGCACGGATCAGAAAAGCCGGCAGCGGGAAAAACAGAAAGTAACCCCTGTTCCCTTTCGGGGTAAGAACCCGGAACACTGGGACGGCCATAATGCCAAACGCGCCCGCAAGTGGTTCATCCGCCTGTTGAATACCAATTTCACAGAAGCCGACACACATACCAGCCTGACTTATTCCGATGAATTCTTACCGAAGACAGAGGAAGAGGCAGACCGGGACATAAGCAACTTCCTTCGCAGGCTACGGACAAAGTGCAAAGCCAGAGGGTTGCCCGCCCCGGAAGCCATTACAGTGACGGAACACCAAGACGCAGACCCGGACACAGGGCAGAAGGCCGTCCGTTTTCACCATCACGTCATTTTGAAATGCCAGCTTACCCGCGACGAGATAGAAGGCTGCTGGGTTCGGAAGAAAAAGCGGATGGGGACGACCAACGCCGACCGCCTGCAAATGGACAAAAGCAGTCTTGAAGCGCTGGCCAACTACTTGATGAAATACCCGAAGCGGAAGCACAGGTGGCGGCGGACACGAGGCATTAGAGACCCGATACTACCGACCCCGAACGATTCCAAATACACCCGGCGGGGCATTGAGCGCATAGCAAAAGACCCCACCAAGCTGCATAGCCCCGAGTTCTGGGAAAAGAAATACCCCGGCTGGAAGCTGAAAGAGGCCCAAGCGGAATACAACGATTATTGGGGCTGGTCCATATCTCTGAAAATGCACAGGATACCGGAGCGAAGGGGGCGACCGTGTGGGAGTTAGATTACAGGATTTAGGCCCAGCTGCCCAGCGGCAGGTTATTGAAAAACTGCGTCAGCTGGACAAGCAGCAGAAAAAAGCCAGAGCCGGACCGGCGACGGACGAAGGCAGCAAGCTGGAACAGGAATATTACACAGCCTTCATCTGGCCTAAAGAGCTGGCCGGGGAAATCGATCACGTAGAACGGCACGTCCGGTTTGAGTTGCTGCCAAAAGCGGAATACTGCGGCGTTTCCCTTCCGGCTGCCCACTACACACCTGATTTTCTGATTTACTACAAAAGCAGGGACGTGGAAGCCGTAGAGGTAAAACATGAAGCAATCCGCAAAAACCAGAGGGATTATATTTACAGGCGCCGCCTGTTCATCGACAATATAGCCCGGCCAAACGGGTGGCGGTTCACAGAATACATAAAACGGGAGGACAAGAACAATGACAGCTTTAGAAAAAGCCATTGAGGCGATCACCGAACAGCAGAGCAAAATGGAAAAGGACAGCACCCCTTATTTCGTGGGTGAACAGCTGAAAGACATTCTCAGGAGCGCCCCGCCTTCTGCTGCTGAGATTGTCCTGCAGGACCTTGGCACTAAGGGCATGAGCGTGGAGGACTGCGAGAAGAAAATAGCAGACTATGCCAGCAAGCACCGTCACGGGAATCAAGGCTGCTGCCCGCCCACGGAGGCCGACCGCATTATCCGGGAATTTTACGGAATCCCGATGGTAGGGATTGACCTTGCAAATGGGCCTGATTTTACGGCATACGCCAAACTGGCACAAAAACAAACAAAAGTCAGTCTTGCCGACTTTCTGTGAGGGAGGGCTGAACAATGGATTACAGCAGACTGATACCTGAAACAGCACCGGAGGATCTGTTCGCCTGCATTGAAAAAGAATGTGAGCGATTCCGCAAGGGGGTCCTGAGCTATCGAGCCGCCAGCCATGAAGAGGCAGAAGTGGCAGGGTATTGCGAGGGCTTCGGCGGAGACTATCGCAGGGACAGGAAAAAGCGCCCTGCGCTGTTATGGTGTTCAGAATGCGGCCGTGAGAGTGTAGCGGAATGGATTTCAGCGAAGTCTTGCCACGGCTATGGTTTATCATACGGAATTGGAATTGAGGATGATTTCAACAATGCAACGGGAGAATATCAAGACGGGGCAGAAATGCACTGCCCTGCCTGCGGGGAAAACGTCACCCTGAAAAGCGCTACCGCAATGAATCACGGCCACACGGATCAGACGTTTATTACAGTGCCGACCGTGTGCGGGAGCTATCCTGTCTTTACAGTGTTCTGCGCCGAGCGGCGTATCTACAAGCGTTCTGTGCATTACAGCGCCGTACCGTTTGAAGCATACGTCATTGACGGGAAGAAGGTGGTAAAACTGGTGGCATACCGGCGCGGCTTCGGTGGCGGCTGGTACAGTCTGGGCGGCTGGCAGCAGCTGAGCCGCGCGGTAGATACGATGTGCGCCCCGATTATGTACTGGCGAACACCGGACCTTTCCGGCACCGTTCTGGAGAACGCAAAGCTCTGGGATTATAAAGCACAAGCCTATGAAAGCGGATTGTTTTACCCACTGGCCTATAGCCGCCTGTATCTGCGGCACCGGAATGTTGAAAACCTGATTACTGCCGGACTGGGGAAACTTATAGGTTCGGCGATTGAGAAAGGCGCAAAAGCAAGCGGTTATTACGGAGGCCGCATGGAATGCCCAACGCCGAATATTGCATGGATTGACTGGAAGCAGGCCAAGCCAGCCAAAATGCTTGGCGTCACAAAGGAACAGCTGCGGTGGATTCAGAAAGCCGGGTGGAAGCTGGAAGAGTGGGAGGCTTTTACAGCCTGCAAAGAGGAACTTACCCCGGAGGAAGTGGCTGAGGCATTCGCGCTTATTGGCGTCACGAGCATAAAAACCCTTGCCGAAATTCAGGAAATAAGGGGAAAGGTTTTGAAAACAGCACGGTATTTGCGTCGGCAAAATGAGCAGGCATATACGTACCGGGACTATATCCGCGCAGTGCATAATCTGGGCGAGGATGTAACTCAGGACGTTATCCTCTGGCCGCCTAGACTGCGGGCAGCACATGACCGGGTGGCCATGGCCGCACGGTACACGACAGACCGGAGGACAAAAGAGCAATTTGAAGAAATGAGCCGCATTGCCCAAGGCCTCACATGGAAACATAATGGGATCATCATTCGGCCGGCGGCCACCCCTGAAGAACTGGTGCAGGAGGGGGCAACACTGAAACATTGTGTAGGCGGGTACGCAAAAAGCCACGCTTCCGGGAGGATCATTCTGTTTATTCGGCATGAGCGCCGCCCGGAAAGGAGCTGGTACACGCTGAATGTTGACTTGAAGACAAAGAAGATCATTCAAAACCATGGATATCGAAACGAAATGCTTCCCAACGGCACACATTTGTGCATTCCCAAAGAGGTGCAGGATTTTGTTTTAGCTTGGACGGAAACCATTTTGAATCCGTGGGTCATGCCGAAGAAAAAGCAAAAAGAGATTGCGTAAATGGAGGTTTAACAAATGGAACAACTTGCTATTTTGAACAATGTGGCGGGGTTGACCGCCGAACAGCAGGAAGCTGCTGCCATGCACTTCGAGATCGTTCAGGCGGCGAAGACCGCCGTCAATAGTCTTTTGGACTTGGGGCGAAAGCTCAAGCGTATGCGGGACAGCGGCCGTTATAAAGATCTGGGGTTCGCTTCCTTCGCCGAATACACAGAAGCGGCGGTGGGAATCAAGCAGCGGCAGGCATATAACTACATTCAGGTGGTCGAGAGCTTACCGGCCAGACTGATTGAGGAAAACGCCGCCGCAGGCGTCACCAAGCTGGCGTTGCTGGCCAAACTGAACCCGGAGGAGCGGGAAGACCTGACCGGGGAAGCTCTGGCAAACATCACCGTTGCAGAGCTGAAAAAGCTGGTTGAAGAGCGGGACGCCATGGCGCAACAACTTTCTATCTTCCAGACGGAGCCGGAAGCCGTGGCAGAGGTTGAGGCGGAGCCTATTGACCCCGACGAGATCAGGCGGCAGGCGGAGGAAGAAACCCGGCAGCAAATGGCTGCGGCATTCGCCGAGGAACGTACCCAACTGGAGGCCAAGCACAAAGCTGCAATGAGTGAAGCAGTGCTGAAGGCAGAGCAGGCCGCGGCGGCGGAGGTTCGCAAGGTGAAGGCTGACGCCAAAAAGCAGGCGGAGGCAGAAACCCGGCAGCAGGTAGCCCAAGCCAGAGAGGAAGCCGCCAAGGCGGCAGCGGCTCAGCAGGAAGCTAAGTACCGGGCAAAACTGGATCAGGCCAAGCAGGCGGAGGAAGAGGCCCAGCGCCGGGCGGAAACCATGGCAAAGCAGATGGAAGCCAGCAGCGACGAGAACGCCGTCCGGTTCTTTATGCTGTTTGAGCAGCTGCAGCAGAAGGTCGAAGATATGAAAGCCATTACGGAGACCATGCGGGAGACCAGCATAGAAAATGCAGAAAAGTTCCTGAATGCTCTGCGGGGGGCGCTGTCTGCGATCATGGCCAATCTGGAAGGAGGCGGCAGCAATGTGGGCTAATTTCGTGGCGGCGTGGTTCGACACCTGCGCCTTTATCGGTTCCGTCCTTGGGGGCATTGCCGCCGTCATTGTGGCGGTTCTGCTACTTGCCGCATTCGTCATTATCCTGCTGGCTATTGTGGATCTGCTGTTCGACAAAATCACCGGGGCAATGGCACGGCACTGGGTCAAGACCGGCAAGCAGCCAGCCCGGCGCTGGGCGGAGATCATAGCAAGGGGGCGCTGTGATGAAGAACAGTAGCCAGAAGCGTGAACAGAACGAAAAGAAGAAAGAGGCGCTCAACGAGTATCTGGAAGCCTTGAAGGTAGTAGATTACTGGACAGGCAAGGTTCGGGAACTGAACGGCGCATTTATCTACCGAAGTCCCAGCAGCAACACAGAGCTGCCAACCAAAGCCATTGGCAACCCTACCGTGTCCGTTTCCATGGAGATGGAGACAGCGGAGGAAAACGAACGGGAAGCCAGACAGTACGCCAAAGAAGCAAAGAGGCGGGTTCTGTCCCTTATCCAAATGGCAAGAACAGCAGACCAAAAGGTGCTGCTGATGCGCCGGTACATTGATGGCATGAGTTGGGAGGACGCAGCGGAAGCGGCGGGCAAATCCCGAACTTGGGCAACCAACACCCACGGCGAGGCGCTGCTTTATATCAGGCTGCCAGATGCCGTGAAGAAGCAGTGATAAAAAGTGTACAAAAGTGTGAAAAAAAGTTTTTTTCTTTCTTGAAGTGTACAAGGACAGTGTGCTATTCTGTATAACAAGAAAGCCGCGGGAAACCGAGGCAGAATAAACCGAAAGCCGTAGGTCAGAAGCCTGCGGCTTTCTTTTTGCATGGGAGGCGGTGAGAGGGTGTCACTGCCGTATGATCCGGACAGCTGGCCCGCAAACTGGATTTTGCAGTTGATTGCAAAGGATCAGCTGGGTGATTTCTACAACTCAAAGCAATGGAAGCGCTTCCGTTTGAAGCTGCTCAAGTCTAAGCCGTGCCGGTGCCAGCTGTGCGAACAGAAGGTGCCTGCTGTTCTCACGCCGCTGCGCAAGCCATGGGAAAAGAAGCGAGACAGTAACGACCGCCGCCCGGTCGCTGTTGTCCACCATCGCAATGAGATAAGGCAAAGACCGGACTTGGCCTTGTCCGAGTACGACGACAGGGGGCAGCTCAACACTGTGATTATCTGCCCGGGGTGCCACTGGGAAGAACATCATAAACGAAAACTTCCTGTGACAGAAGAACGGTGGTAGCCTGGGCACCCCCCACCCCCTGAAAGCGAAATCCCGCCCGCCTTGGAAACCGAGGCCCAGGGAAGACAAAACCGCTGAATCGCGCGCACAACGAAAAAAACGGGAAAAACCGCCCCCGCATAATATGTTCACGTGTATGCGCACGCGCGTAATGGGAAACGCGGAAATCGGTCAGAAAGGGGCTGAGAAAATGACCGCCGAGGACGTAAAGAAAAGCCTTATCAGGCAGCTGGAAGACCGGGGCGCGAACGTGGAACACTTTCTTGCCCTTATTGATGATTACGTTTTTTACTACAAGCAAGAAAAGAAAGCCCAGGCCGAAGTCCGTAAAAACGGGATGACGATAAAAGCCACCAGCGCTTCCGGAAAAGAATACGACAAAGAAAACCCGGCAATCAAGGCGGCAGCCCTTTTCAACAAGCAAAAACTTACAATCCTACGGGAACTGGATCTGAGGACGGATACAGTACCGCCTCCGGATGAAAGCGGCGGCAATCTGTGACCCGCTATATTCAGGATTACATAGAACTGGTGAGGTCCGGCACCGTGCCGGTGTGCCGGGATCAGCTGCTCCTTGTCGATTATGTGGAGCGTGTTTTTCAGGAAGAAAGCATATACGTGGACGAAGCGCAGCTGGAGCGGTACATGGATCAGCAGAAATATTTCCCGTACCGTCTTTTGGAGTGGGAAACCTTCTGTTTCGCACTTCATAACTGCGTGTACAAAGCCCCCGGGCGTCTGCGGTGGCCTATTCTAATCATTGTCGTGGGGCGCGGAGCCGGGAAAAACGGCTATCTTGCCTTCGAGGATTTTTGTTTAATTACCCCGATCAACGGCATTGAGAAATACAACATAGACATGTTTGCCAATTCGGAGGATCAGGCAAAGGCCACGTTCGACGACATTTACGATATTCTGGAAAGCGACAAACGCTATTTTGAGAAGTATTTCACTTGGAATAAAGAGCAAATCGTAAACAGGAAGACCAAAAGCCGCATTAAATACTACACTCGCGCCCCCAATTCCAAGGACGGCGGCCGACCCGGAAAGGTCGATTTTGACGAACTGCACGCATATGTGAACAGCGCATTGCTTGACGTGGCGGTCACAGGCCTTGGCAAGCGGCCAATGCCCCGCAGAACCTACATTTCCACCCAAGGCAATGTACGAGACGGCCCGTTAGACCGGTACATGACCACGGGGCTGAAAGTTCTGGAAGGTACGGAGCCAGACAACGGCTGGTTATATTTCTTCTGCCGTCTGGACAGCGACGACGAAATCCACGACCCGAAGACGTGGGCAAAGGCAAACCCTTCCCTGAATGATCCCACCCGGCAAGAGCTGCGCGAGGAAATCCTGCTTGAATACAACGAGTACAAAAAAGACCCGGCCAGCCATTCTTCCTTCGCCACAAAGCGCATGAACTGCCCCCAAGGGAACACGGAAACGGAAGTAACTTCATGGGAAAATATTCTGGCGGCAAATCAGCCATACCCGCCATTGGACCCGGGTGTCGCGCCGACGGCGGTATTCGGTATTGACTACGCAGATACGCGGGACTTTGTGGCGGCGGGCATTCTCTGGAAGGTCGGGGAAATCTGGTGCTGGAAGGCTCATAGCTGGATATGTACCCAGAGCGCTACCCTACCGCGTATTCAGTTCCCGTATCTGGAAGCCGTTTCCAGAGGGGAAGCCACTCTGGTGGACGAGCCGCAAATACCGGCAGACTACCCGGCGGACTGGATTGAAGCGCAGATGCTGGAAAACAATATTCGATTCGGCGCAATCGATCATTTCCGTATAGCCCTCATGCGCAAAACATTCAAAGAAAGAGGCTGGGATCCAGACCCCAAAAAAGGAAACATCAAGCTGACATACCGGCCGGAGGTTTCAGAGGTGGCGCCAATCATTACCAGCGCTTTCATTTCCCATAAAATTCGCTGGGGTGATTCCATGACAATGCGGTGGTACACGAATAACGCATGCCGGAAGATCGACAGCAACGGAAATATTACTTTTGAGAAAATCGAACCCAAAACCAGAAAAACAGACGGCTTTATGGCATTTGTGGCGGCCTTCATTGTGGCCACAAAGCACGAGGACATATTCGAGGTACTGCCGGATGTGGACAAACTGCCGGGCGTCTTTGTTTTCTGATTTTGGAAAGGAGTTGAAACAATGAGGTTTACGGACTTTCTGGCCGACTTGGTGGACTTCGGGAAGCGGGATGAAAGCGGCAACATTCTGGTGAAGGACGGAATGCAGGGCACGGCGATCTCGCGTCTGAATGTTGAAGAAATTGCCCTTTTCTCCGTCATCGACTTGGTGGCGTCCACGGCCGCAATGTGCGAATGGAGAACGTACCAGAATGGTCAGTATCAGCGCGGCGACGACTGGTTCCGGTGGAATGTAGAGCCGAACCAGAACGAAAACGCTTTTTTCTTCCGCCGCCTGCTGTTTGCCCGGCTGCTGCGGTTTAATGAAGCGCTGGTATTCCAGCGGGCAGACGGCAGCCTGTACCTTGCGGACAGTTTCAGCCGTGAGGAATTTGCCTTTAAGCCGAACAAGTATAGCGGGATCACGTGCAACGGTTTGACGGTCAGCAGCTACAAAACAGAGGACGAGGTCTTCTATTTTCACCTTGCCAGTCAGGACACTGCAAGTCTTCTGCGCAGGTTTAACAGCCTGTATTCCGAGGCATTGGCCGAAGCTCTGGACAAGTACAAGCATAGCGGTGGGCGCAGCGGCGTGCTGAAAATCACAGGTAATGCCACAAAAGATAAAAATTACGAAGAAAACGTGGCCAGACTGATGCAAAATCGGTTCAAAACGTTCTTTGAGAGCAAAAACGCGGTTATCCCATTGTTTGATGGCTACGATTATACCCCGGACAGCGGCCCAGCTTCTCAGAAGCTGAACGGTGAAGTTGGTGACATGGAAAGCCTTGTCAGGCAGGCGCAGGATCGTGCTTGCAACGCCTACCATTGCCCGCCCTGCCTGCTGCGCGGCGACGTTACCAACCAAGACGAAGCCGTCCAAAACCTGCTGACATTCGGCGTAAAGCCGGCAGTGCTTACCGTGGAAAACGAGGCCAACAGGAAGCAGTACGGCCGGGAAATCCTGAACGGCTGGCGTATACGTATCGACATGACCCACGTTCGTGTGGTTGATATTTTCGACGTGGCGGTCAAGCTGGACAAGCTTATCCAAGATGCCGTAGTAAACACGAACGAAGGCCGTGGCCTGCTCAATATGGACCCGATTTCGGAGCCGTGGGCAGATGAATACCACCGCACCAAAAATATGGAGGCGGTAAACGCCCCGGTGAAGGGAGGTGAAAACACATGATTTATATTCCCATGAAAGTGCGCCACGAGGTTAAGGCTCTGGCTGCTGGTCGAATTTTTGAGTTCTACATCACCGACGACATAAAGCCGGACGGTGAACGATTCAACTGGGATACATATTCTTGGGAGGCAGTGGAGAGCACAACGTGCCAGCGGTATTTCGTGGAAAACACGAAGGATGCACAGGCCGGCGACACCATCAACCTGTACATAAACAGTTGGGGCGGCAGCGTAAAGGAAGCGCTGGGCATTTATAACGTCCTGCGCCGCTGTGGGGCCACCGTTGTGGCATACATTGACGGCGTTGCAGCTTCTGCCGCGTCCGTTATTGCGATGGCAGCAGACAAGGTAATTATGCCCCGTAACACCGCTATGATGGTACATAACGCAGCTTGGGGCGTGTACGGCAATTCCAAGGAACTGCGGAAGAGTGCGGACGATCTGGACATTATCAACGGAGCCATGCTGCAAAGCTATATCGTCAAGGCCGGCGACAAGCTGCCCGCGGAAAAGCTGGAAGAACTGACGGACGGTGAAACTTGGTTGTCTGCGGAAATGTGCATCCAATACGGCCTTGCCGACGAATATGCGGAACAGGACGCAGACCTGACCGCAGCCGCCAAACAGTATCAGGGCGCACGCGCAGCCTTCCAAAGCCGGGACATTTCCACCCTGCCCGCGGCCATGGCGGCGGCGATTTCCGCCGTAGCGGGTCCCCAAGAACCGCCGAAGCCGCAAACCCCGAAAGCAAGTGAAGCCGGCTGCCTGAACAACATTCTTGCAGCAATGATTAAGTAAACGGAGGAACAAACAAATGAAAATCACAAGCAAAGACCTGTTCGCACAGGTCAAAAAGCAGCATGAAACTACCCTTGCCGCTGCTTTCAAGTCCGGTAACCCTGAACAGATGGCTGAGGCCATGACTGCTTTTTTCGATGGCATGAACGAAGCAGTCCTCCAGAAAGCCGCCGAAGAGATCGACGCCAGAAATCAGGACGCCGCTATCCTGTCCGCCCGCGGCGCAAACGTGCTGACTGCGGACGAACGCGCCTATTATGAAGGGCTGGCCGCTGCGCTGAAGGCAAGCGACCCCCGCGCCGCTGTGGCCAACTATGAGGTTGCCATGCCTCAGACCGTTATTGAGCGGATCATCGGCACCATCAAGAAGACCCACCCGCTTCTGGATAAGCTGAACTTTGTAAGCACGGCTTATCTGAGCCGCATTCTGGTAAACGCCAAGCCCGCCCAGCTGGCCACTTGGGGCAAGATCACCGGAGCGGTACAGAAGGAGATCGAGGGCGGCGTTCAGGAAATCGCCCTGACCATGTGCAAACTGTCGGCATTTCTGTGCATTTCCATGGATCTGGTGGAGCTGGGACCGGAATGGATGGATGCCTATGCACGGGAAACCCTTTCCGAAGCAATCGCCTGCGCCTGCGAGGCCGGCGCCGTGGCCGGCACTGGCAAAGACGAGCCTATCGGCATGATCCGGGACATGGCGGCCGACGTCAGCCCCACCACCGGCTACGCCAAGCAGACCCCCGTCAAGGTTAAGAAGCTTGACCCGGCAACCATGGGCGCGCTGCTGAAAAAGCTTGCCCGCGATCCCAACGACAGCACCGGCAAGACTGCCCGCGTCGTCGATCCCCGCGACGTTATCGTCGTGTTCAACCCCTTTGACTACTGGGAAAAGGTTTTCGCGGCCACCACGCTGCTGGTGGGCGGCCAGTACGTGACCAATGTGCTGCCCATCCCCGCCGAAATCTTCCAGAGTTCCGCCCTTGAGCAAGGCGAGGCCGTCATCGGCATTGCCCCGTACTACTTCATCGGCGTAGGTCCTTCCGGTAAGCAGGGTACCATCATTCCCGACGATTCCGTCAAGTTCCTGGAAGATCAGCGTGCATACAAGGCCAAACTCCAGGGCAATGGCTGCCCCATGGACAAGTACGCCTTTTTGCTGCTGGACGTTTCCGAACTGGAAAGCATCGTCAGCACCATTGTGGAGGTTGCGGGTACTGTGTCCACCACCGTTACCAACACTGTGAACACCAAGGCCCAGACGGGCTAAGGAGGCTAACGCATGGCAGCATTGACAAAGGAGCAGGTTTACAAGCTTGCGCTCAACCGTATGAACTATACATGGGAGCCGGACGAAGCCCAAAGCGCCAATGTGAACGCTGCCATTGAGGAAGCGGAAGCGCTTCTCCGGGCCAGGGCTGGCAGCCCTGATCTTGACCTGACCGGTCCGGAATATCGCGGCTTGCTGATAGAATGCGTGTGGTATCTGGCAAACAATCGCCGGGCGGAGTTTGAAGAGGACTACCGCGCGGAAATTGTAAACCTGCGTCTTGCGGAGGGATTCGGCTGTGGCAAAGAAGAAAGTACAGTTTGAATCCTTCCCGGATGGCGTTTGCAAACTGTGGCAGCTGGACGGTGGAAAACGGCCTGTTCTGCTGCTGTCCGGTGTACGCTACAGGGAGCGCACGGTCGGCGAACGCCGCAATTTTGACGCTGAGCAAGCCGGACACACCATTCAAATGCTTATTCGGATTCCGCAAATGGACTTTGTGAAACCCGGCGTTTTCGTGACCATCGGGGATCAGCAATACAAAGTATTGCAGGCTCAGAAGATCAATGACACATTGCCCAAATGTACCGATCTAACTCTGGAAAATCCCACGGTTCTGATTGCGTTTGACGAAAGTGAGGCGGGAACCGGTGGCAGATTTTGACCTTACGGCTGAGATAACTGCCGTGTTGAAAGAGTACACAGGCGATGTAATGGACAAAGTGTCCGCCGCCGTGGAAGATTGCGGGAAGTCCATGACAAAGGATATCAGGCAGGCAAGCCCGAAAAGGACCGGGGCTTATAAAAAAGGGTGGCGCTGCGAAATCAAGCGCAACGGGCGGGGCAGCACAACAGCCACAGCCAAAAACGCGACAAACTACCAGCTTACCCACCTGCTGGAATACCCGCACAAAAAGCGAGGGCACAAGGGCATTGTGCAGCCGAAAAAGCATATTCAGCCGGCTGCGGATAAGTGGCAGGCTGAATTCGAGCATAGGTGTGAGGAGGCGTGCAAGGCGAAATGACAAGCCGCGAGAAGGTTCTAACCAGGCTGGACAGCACAGGCATTCGGCGGGAAGATGAAGCAGCGGTGCCGGTCAACGGTGTCACTGTTCCGCTTCCGTATATGGTCATCAGAACCATAGAGAAGGACACATGGGACGATTTGGGACGTGTGTGCGTGAAAACGATCATGTGGACCATTGCCCTATTTACTGCAAACAAGGACGTTGCACTTGAGTGCAAAATAAGAAAAGCGCTTGCCGGTCTGGGAACCATCGAAATTGAGAGGTTCCCGGACGGTGAGCCGTATTCCGTACATTTTACGTTTACAACGAAGGGAGCCTAAAAAATGAGCAACACCAATACCAACACCATCGACAACAGCGACGAGATCATTCTGGGCAGCGGCGACCTGTATATTGTCGAGTTTTCCGGGGCAATTCCGGAAGATGCCACAATCGAGGCCGACAGCAACCGCGCGGGGAATATCAAGAGTGGCGCAACTCTGGAATACTCCGCAGACAGTCAGACGGTTCAGGACGACAAAGGCCGTGTAAAGAAGACCATCATCACCAAGGAGACGGTCACGTTTAAGACCGGCCTTATCACTTGGGTGCCGCAGTACATTCAGGCGCTGATCCAGACTGCCCGCATTGACGAGACCACTAAGAAAGGCCATCGTTTGTTCCAGCTGGGTGGACTGTCCAATCTGAACAAAAAGCGTTATCTGTGGCGGTTCGTCCATACCCGCGACGATGGCCGGAAGCTGCGGATTACCGTTACCGGTAAGAATACGGGTGCCATTTCCATGGCTTTCCAGCCCGAAAACGAGACCACCGTTGATTCCGAGATTACCGCCGACACTCTGGACAAGGACGGTACGCTGGTCATTCTGGATGACGAGCTGGTAGCCACCCAGTCGGAAGCAGATGGAGGTTAACTATGTTTCAGTTGTCTGCAGTCCGGGTTCGGCACTATGAATTTGAAAACCCCGAAGACGGCACGATCCTGCACGTCCACCCGCCGAAGCTGGAAGCCGTGGAAATTTTCAACAAGGTATTTACCGACAAGGAATCCACCCCAAAAGATATGGCCGGTGTGACGGCCGCCTTGCTTTCGGACAACGAAGAGGGCGTCAGAATCACCAGCAAAAAGTTGATGGGGTGGGCGAATATCGACCAGCTGTCTGCGCTGATTGAAGATTTTCTGGGCTGGATGAACAACACAAAAGCCAGTAACCCAAACTGATAACCCCCAGCTATCCGGTCAAGGATGGCGCGGGGGTTCCGTTCGGGATCACCACGCAGCGACAAAAAATTGTTGCTGATTATGCGGGCATTTCTTTGTTTGATGTCTACCAACTGGACATATTCACCTACTGGGCATTACTGCACGACGCCATTGTGACAACGAATGCCCAGACGGAAGAAGGCAGGAAATGGCTGCATGATGCGTGGCGGATTCAGCAGACAACGCCGGACGCGGAAAAACTGCACCAAAAATATGGCTGAAAGGAGGGTAACCCGTGGATCAGAAAATAAGAGGAATTACCGTTACCATTAACGGCGATACAACGGGTCTGGGCAAGGCACTGGACACCGTGAAAAAGCAGAGCATTGGCCTAAATCGAGAGCTGAAAAGCGTAAACAAGGCGCTGAATTTCAACCCTTCCAGCGCGTCCCTGCTGACAGAAAAGCAGAAAGTTCTTACTGATTCTGTACGTGCAGCCCGTGAAGAGCTGAAAACTCTGGAAGCGGCACAGGCCGACGTAGAAAAAATGTATGCTTCCGGCGATATCGACCGGGGCGCATACCTTGAATTCCAACGGCAGCTGGAAGCCGCCCGCGCGAATGTGGAGCGGCTGCAGGATCAGCTGGTTGAGTTCGGCGGAGCCGCCGGGCAAATCATGCAGCAGGCAGGAAAAAAAGTTTCCGAGTTTGGCAGCACGGTAGAAGGTATCGGCAATAAGCTTATGCCCATCTCTGCGGCCACTGCGGCGGCGGGAGTTGCTACCGTAAAAATGGCATGGGACTTTGAAGACAGCATGGCCAAAGTATCGACCATTGCGGACACTACGGAAGTTCCTCTGGAAGACCTGCAGGCGGCTATCCTAGAGCTGAGCGACGAAAGCGGCATAGCGGCCGGGGAAATCGCGGAGAACGTATATAATGCGATCAGTGCCGGCCAGAAGACCGGTGACGCCGTGAATTTTGTACGGCACGCCACTGATTTGGCCCGCGCTGGTTTTGCGGACAGTGGCAACTCTCTGGACCTGCTGACCACAATCATGAACGCTTACAAGCTGGAAGCGAACGAAGTAACCAACGTTTCCGACAACCTGATAGCAACCCAGAACCTTGGTAAAACGACGGTTGCAGAGCTTTCCAGCAGCATGGGTAAAATCATCCCCACCGCCAACGCCGCGAATGTATCCCTTGACCAGCTGTGTGCCGGCTATGCGCTCATGACTGCCAACGGCGTAGCTACCGCCGAAAGCACAACTTACATGAACAGCATGCTGAACGAGCTGAACAAGTCCGGCAGCACAGTTGCCAAAACCTTGCAAGATGAAACAGGGAAAGGTTTCTCTGACCTGATGGCGGAGGGCTACACCTTGGGCGATGTGCTGGGAATTGTCAGCGCCGCGGCAGATGACCAAGGGCTGAAATTTACGGATATGTTCGGCTCTGCGGAGGCGGCAAAAGCGGGCTTGATTCTGTTGGGCAACAGTGTTTCCGACGTGGAAAACGGTCTTGTAGAAGCAGGCGGGTCTACAAGCCAGTTTAATGAAATGCTGGCCGGTATTCAGGCTGGGGCAGGCGGTACAGAATCGGCTCTGGAGAAACTGGAAACCAAAAACCGCAAAGCTCAGGTCGCGTTCAATCTGGTAAAAAATGCCGCCCTGGACTTCGGTCAGGTTGCCAGCGGTATGCTGGCACCATACGTTGAACAGTTTGCCGGGGTTATCGAAAAAGCGACGGATAAGCTGAAAAACATGGACGAAGGCCAGAAAAAGGCCGTTATAACCTTCGCCGCAGTTGTGGCAGCAGCCGGCCCGGTGCTGTCCGTGGCCGGTAAAGGTATCAGCATTGTTGGTAATCTGATTACCACAGGCGGAAAAATTGTGACCACATTCCAAGGAGCTTCGGCGGCGATGAAAGCGGGCGCGTCAGCCTTCCAGCTGGCAGGTGCCGGTGCCAAAATCGCAGGTGTAGCCATTACGGTGCTGACCAGCCCAATAACTTGGATCGTGGCGGGAATTGCTGCTCTGGTTGCTGGATTTGTCTTGCTGTATAACCATTGCGAAGGATTCCGCAACGGCGTTAACGCCATTGCTTCCGGTATCAAAACCGCATGGAACGCAAGCATGGACGCGCTGAAATCCACAGCGCAGGAAAAGCTCAGCGCTGTACGTACCGCCTATGAGGAAAACGGCGGCGGAATCAAGGGCGCAGCAGCGGCAGCCATGGAAGCGGTAAAGGGAGCATACACATTCGGCCTGACATTCATTGATAAGCTGACCGGCGGCAAACTGTCGGCTATAGCGGAGAAATTCAAGAATAGCCGTGTAGGCCAGATCTGGACTTCGGCTATGGATACCGTCAAGAATGCCACTGCCATTGGCATGGATGCACTGACAACCACAGCACAGACGAAGCTTGATGCCGTTCGTTCCGCCTATGAGGAAAACGGCGGAGGGCTTAAGGGCATAGTAGCAGCCACCATGACCGGCATTCGGGAAGCAAGCACCTTCGGTCTGGACTTTATTGACAATCTGACCGGCGGCAAGCTGTCGGCCATAGGGGAAAAGTTCAGAAACAGCCGCGTAGGCCAGATTTGGACTTCGGCTATGGATACCGTCAAGAATGCCACTACCATTGGAATGGATGCGCTGAAAACCACAGCACAGGAAAAGCTCAGCGCTGTACGCACCGCCTATGAAGAAAACGGCGGAGGTATCAAGGGCGTGGTAGCGGCCACCATGACCGGCATTCAGGAAGCAAGCACCTTTGGCTTAGACTTTATCGACAACCTGACTGGCGGCAAGCTGTCGGCCATAGGGGAAAAGTTCAGAAACAGCCGTGTGGGCCAGATCTGGACTTCGGCTATGGATACCGTCAAGAACACCACCGCCCTTGGCATGGAAGCGTTGAAAACCACAGCGCAGGAAAAGCTTGACGCCGTTCGTTCCGCCTATGAGGAAAACGGCGGAGGGCTTAAGGGCATAGTAGCGGCTACCATGACCGGCATTCAGGAAGCAAACAGCTTCGGTCTGGACTTTGTTGATACTCTGACCGACGGGAAACTGTCCAGCATTGCCGAACGCTTCCAGTCAAAAATGAATGCCGCCAAGACAGCCGTTACCGACACCTTGGATAATATCAAGAGCGCATTTTCGGAAAAGATTGAGGCCGCCCGTTCTGCTGTTGCGCAGGGAATTGAGAATATCAAGAACTGTTTCAAGTTTGAATGGAGCCTGCCGAAATTGAAATTGCCGCACATTTCCATTACGGGAGAATGGGGCTTTAATCCACCACGGGTTCCGACCTTCGGCATTTCATGGTACAAATACGGCGGCATTCTGCAAGGTGCCCGCATTATCGGTTCCTTGGGTGACAAGTACATCGGTGCCGGTGAAGCAGGCCCGGAAGCTGTACTTCCTCTGTACAGCTTTTACAGTGAGCTGAGAAACATTATCACCGAGTTGGTGGACAGAAATGCCGGCCCAACAGAATTTAACCAATATAATTCGTATTACAGCCCCAAGGACCTAAGCCCTGCCGAGTGTGCCCGGAAGACCAGAGACGAAACCAGACAGCTGCTTAAAAACGTAAAGAGAGCGTAGGAAGCCTATGGAAAAAGTAGTTTGCAAAAACAGCGCAACCGGCCGGACGATGGTATTTGAGTACGGCGACACGGTTTTTCTTGAAGGTGTGGACGACATAGGCGCGGCCAGTTTCACGATTTCGACCAGCAAAAACACCGGTGTGGATGGCGAGTCTGTCGAAGGCGAAAGCCAGAACGCCCGGCACCCTGTTATCCGCGCCTATGTCTTCTCTGACTATGACGTGATCCGCGATCAGCTGGATGCCGTTTTTCAGGAGGGCGTAGACGGCACGCTGGAAGTGTGGCGGGATGACGGTTCCCGCCGTGTGGCCATCTACCGCCCGGAGGGCTGGGAGCTGCCATATACCGGCATTATTCGAGAGCTGACCGTCAAACTGTTGTGTTCAGATCCCAAATTCTACGACCCGGAAGAGGAACTGTCCACTATGGCGTCTTGGCGTTCTATGCTGCGTTTCCCGCTGGTATTTCACAGTCCGTTTGCCATTTCGGAACATGTGGCCAATTTACTGGCCACGATTGAGAATCCTAGCTCCACAGCTCAGGCGCTGCGCATTGTTTTTGCCGCTACCGGCGAGGTAACAAACCCGTTTTTGACCGACGTAAAGCGGCAGGAAACATTGCAAATCGGGACAACCGCCAAGCCGTTCGTTCTCCACAACGGCGAAGTCGTTACCGTTACCACTTCCCTGTCCAATATGCACATTATGCTTGCAAGCCGAGGTGTGCAAACAGAGATCACAAACAAAGCGGTGTGGCCGGTCGCATGGCTGAAATTGCACCCGGGCGAGAACCTGTTCCGATATGGCGCCGCGTCCGGAGAACAGTCCCTGCAGGTGCAGATTTGGCACCGGCAAAGCTATGGAGGTGCATAACCGTGGAAACTCCCATTCTGTCGTTTTTCTCCAATGAATTGGTTCATTGCTTCGATCTGGGCGAATACAAGAGCCTGCGGTGGCGGCCTATGTACGATAAAATTGGAGAATTTGAGCTGCATACCAGCCCCAGCCTGTTCGCAAAAGTCAAGTGCGGACAACTGATTTTAAGACCGGACAGGCCAAAAGAAACCGTTAAGGTGGAAGGGATCGACATTGAAAGCGGAAATCTTATCATAACCGGGCGTTTTCTGACCTGCATTATGGAGGATGCCGGAATCCGCAACATCTATAATTTTGACTGTCCGATTGAGGAAGCCATGCGGACGTTGGTAAAGGAGCAATACGGCCGCGTAACACGCGCTTTGCCGGTAAAACTCGCCGCAGCCGGGGGCTTTACCCCGACGATTCAGTGTCAAGTAAGTCTGAAAAACCTTTTTACCGTTCTTGCTGCCATGGCCAAAGCGGGTGGCCTGGGGTTCCGGGTCTACGCCGATCCGGCCGTGCAGGCGCTGTTCTTCGAGGTCTACGAGGGTGTAGACCGGACAGAAGGACAGGAAGAAAACGCCCGTGTTACCTTCTCCAATGCCTATTTCAACATTGACGATCCCAAATATCAGGAGAACGAAGCCAATTACAAGAATTATGCGATTGTCTGCGGCGCCGGTGAGGGGCTGGACAGGACTATCGTAGAGGTTGACCGGACGAGCGGCGAAGACCGCCGGGAACTGCTGGTAGATGCCCGCGATCTGTCCCAAGGGGAACAGACAGAGGACGAATACAAGGCCATACTTACGCAGCGGGGACACGACAAGCTGGATGAACATAACAGAATCCAAAGTTTTGAGGCGGGCATAAAGTCAAGCAGCCAATTCCGCTATACCGAGGACTGGAACCTTGGGGACATTGTGACCGGCAGACAAACGGAGTGGGGCGTGTCCATGGACCAGCGTGTCACGGAAGTGGAAGAAATTTATGAAAATGATACCATGACCGTGGTTCCTACTCTGGGAACCCCTGCCCCGGAAACCTACAATTTGGAGGATAACATAGCATGAACAAGGAAATGGAAAAGAGCAGCGAAAACGGCATGTTCTTGGACGGCCGGGATTATACCGCGTCTGAACTTTACAAAACGATTGCGCTGCTTGTTGGCAACGGCGTTTATTCCAATGAGCTGACGCCGACGGCAACCAACGAAAATATGACAATCACCCACGGTACAGGTCATGCATGGATCAACGGTGTTGTTTATATGAATTCTACTCCGTTCGTGCTGGATATTGCGACCGCTGACGGCAGCCTGAACCGGTACGACAGCCTTATGCTGCGGCTGAACCTTTCTATAAACGAAGTTTACGCCATTATCGTGCAAGGCGCCTATGCCACCACCCCGCAGCCGCCCGCCTGCACGCGAAACGCCGAAACCTTTGATCTGAAGATTTGCGATATTTACGTCCCCGCTGGCTGCACGAAGATTACGCAGGACCAAATAACGGACACCCGGCTGGATTCGTCCGTTTGCGGCGTGCCCGTTTTTCCAGTGGAACATTTGGACATGACAAGTTTTTACCGGCAGATTTCTGCCGACCTGTTGAAATTCCGGGAAGACGAGGAGGCGGGGTTCGCCGCGTGGGTGGCGGAACAGGAAGACACCAACATGGCCACCATGACCGACTTGGTGGAAGCTGTACGCGATACCAGCGACGAAAGCCGCGCCGAAATTCTGGCCCTTTTGCAGCAGCTGAATACTCTGGTAGACAGCGACACAGTTGGGACACTTATTGCCCAGATAAACAACGCCGTTAAAAAATCCGGCGATACCATGACCGGCGATCTGAACATGGGCGGCCATGCGATCATTGGCGCAGAGCTGACGCAAATTGTTCAGGCCACGCTTACCGCCGCCGGCTGGTCGGCCAGCGCCCCCTATACCCAAACCGTTGCCGTGGCGGGGGTAACGGCCGGAAGTCCGCCGTATATCACGCCGGTATATTCCGGGGTGGCGGATGCGGATATTGCTCTGCGGGAAGCTTGCGCGGCCGTGAGCTATGCGAAGCCGGGGTCCGGAACCATCACGTTTGTTTGCCTTGAGGACAAGCCGCAAACGAACATTCCGGTTCAGGTGGAGGTGAAGCGATAATGGCTGACGTATTCGCATACTTAGAGGGGTTCGGCACTGGTGGCGGCGAAGGTGGTACGCTTAAGGTAAATGCGCCGCCTATGGTAGCCGTGACCATCACCAACAAGGCCGGTAAAACGAAGACCAAGACCGCAAATGCCGACGGCATGGCGATATTCAAGGGGCTTGCAAGCGGCAAGTGGAACGTAACCATTGTCAACAGCGATGGCAAGCCGACCACCATAACCGCCGATGTTCAGACAGAGTACACCGTTACAATCGCTTTTTTCTCCGCTACCATCAACATCACTTATCCAGCTGGTTCGACATGTACATGTACAGATGGCGTCACGACGCTTACAGCCCCTGACACCAGCGGTACATGGGCTTGCATCGTACCGAACGCCGGGACTTGGACGGCGACCTCCACAAGTGGGACGGAGACCGACAGCAAGGCTATCGCTATTACCACGGATGGTCAGAACACCTCTGTGGAGCTGAGTTATGCAACGTATCTTTATAACCTTGGCGATGCATGCGATGCTTTAACTGGTGGCTGGCAGGCAATAGGAAAGTATAATGCCCCCATAGACAACGGGGGTTGGAAGGGAAGCCCGAGTGCCGTAAATGGCACTGCGTCGCTTGATATAAGCCTTGGGGGCAGTTGCGGATTAGTTGTAACAAAAAATAAGATCGATTTGACGGGATACCAAACGTTGACATTCAGGGGAGATGTTACAACTCTTGGGGAATGCAGTTTGGCTATTTGGAGTAGCACTACGGGCGATTACATGCCATCGTCGGTTGCATCTGCGGCGATCAGTACCACCGGCGTATCTGTTGAATGCAGTCTTGATCTATCTGCTATCACCGGTAGTTACTACATCGGCCTAGCTCTAAAGAACACAAACGCTATTGCGATGAAGAAGCTGTATTTGGAAGATTGAGGTGGTTCGATGAAGACTGTTTATCTAGATACTGACTTTAAGTGCTACGTCACCTCTGGTGAAGGGCGGACACAGGTAGAAACAGACACATTCGACGGCAAGTGCGACGCCTACATTGAGGGTTACCGTTTCATCCCCAGCGGGCAGACGTGGACACGTGCCGACGGCACAGTTTTCGTCGGCGAAATGATCGCCCCGTGGAAGTCCTGGGCAGAATTGGACACCGCCCAGCGGGAGTATGAGCGGGAGCAATACAAAACGGTTTCTGCTCAGAACGCCGAATACGAAGCGGCTCTGTGGGAGATTGAAACCGCTCTGGGGGTGGCCACATGACCATCGAAGAACGGAAGCAGAGAATCCTTGCGAAAATCGCGGAAATGAAGGCCGAGGGCGCGGACATGCAGAACGCCCTGGCCATTTTGGAGGTGAAGCCGGATGAAGAAATGGAGTAAAGGAGCCAAAAAGCGGCTGGTGGAAATCCGTGCCGCCGAGGACGGAGAGCAGGATATGCGTGCCATTGCCGCAAGCATTGCCAAGCTGCCTCCCGGTCAGTTGAAAAAGATCCTAACCGAGGACATCATTGCCATTCTGGCGAAGTATGGGGTGGTGATCGGATGACGACCAAGCAAAAGCAATGCTTGCTGCTGTACCTTGGGTACTATGCGGGGGAAATCGACGGAATTTGGGGCAATAACTCCCGCTGCGCCACCGAGGCATTCCAGCGGAATTACGGGCTTACCGTGGATGGGATATTCGGTATCGGGACGGAGGCACGTATCCGGGAGGTCGTTGCTTCCGGAGAGCCGCCCCAACAGCCCCAAGACACCCCGGGGACGGAGGGCGGCGCAGACTGGTGGAAGGATATCCGGTATTTCAAGCGCGCCGAATTTCGCTGCCCCTGCGGCCGCTGCGGCGGATTCCCGGTGGAGCCGCAGGAATCCATTGCGCGTACCGTGGACGAAATCCGCTACAGGCTGGGCATCCCGATTTCCATTGTGGACGGCGGTGGTTCCGGCGTGCGGTGCGCGGCGCACAACGCGGAGGTTGGTGGTGTTGCCAACTCCCAGCATTTGTATGGGCTGGCGGCTGATCTGCACAGCGCAGCAAGTCCGGCGCAGATGAAAGCCGTGGCGGAGGATGTCATGGGGCGCACTGGCGGCATCGGGCTTTACGACTGGGGGATTCACGTGGACACCCGCCCCGGGTATGCCCGGTGGAACGGCTGAGAAGGGAGTATGCCTATGGACTTGGAACATGAGCAGAGACTGACCGCCGTGGAGGAACGGTCAAAATCCAACAGTCACAGACTGGATAAGGTGGAGGCGTCCACCGCAGCGATAAACCGGCTTGCGACCTCCATGGAAGTTATGGCCAACAAGCAAGAACAGGTCGCGGATACCGTTGACAGGCTGGACGGCAAGGTCACGGCGTTGGAAGGAAAACCCGGAAAACGCTGGGACAATCTTGTGGAAAAGCTGATTTGGGCAGTCGTGGCCGCAGTTGTAGGCTTTTTCCTGGCTCAAATCGGGCTGGGTTGAGCGATATATTTTGTATCTTGGGGGTACACCATGAATGAAAAAGATTTTGTAAACCTGTGCAAAAAGGCCGTCGCTGAATACTCCAATGAGCATTTGGACAAAAGCGACGGCAAGAAGATCACCGAGGACGATGTTTTTATCGTCTGGATGTGCAAGACCTTGCAGAATAGCAAGGCGCTTGCGAGTACCACCCTCTTTGACGGTATGTACTACGAACTTACCTTCAACGGGGACAAGAAAGAACTCTATTTCGACGCCTACAAAAAGTGGGAAAATAAGGCCATTTCTATTGGCTGAGTAATTCAAGGAGGAACATACAATGTTTGAATATTTCATTTATCACTACGGTACGCAGATCATTGCGGCCATTCTGTGCGCGATCTTCGGCTGCCTGGGCTATGCCATAAAGAAGCTGGCCGTGAAGTACATCAACGACGACACCAAGCGCGCGATCGCCCGCGTGGCGGTGCAGTTCGTGGAGCAGGTGTGGAATACCCTCCACGGCGCGGACAAGCTGGCCAAGGCACTGGAAACTGCCGAGGCTCTGCTGAAAAAGAAAGGCATTGATTTTGACGCCGAAGAAATGCAGATTTTGATTGAGGCGGCTGTAGCGGAATTTAATGAGGCATTTAAGAAGCCCCTGACCGCGGAATCCACCGCCGACACCGTGCGGCGGGTAGAAATGGAATAA